CACCACTAATGCAGGTGGCATATCTGCTGCAGCAAATACTTGTGATCAAAATGTAACTTTAGCAGATGGTGTGTCAACAGAAACAAGATATACAGCAAATGGGTTTACTAATTTTAGTGCTAATGGAAATGGGGTATTGGAAGCTTTGCTTAGTTCTATGGCAGGAAAAATGTCATATGTTAATGGGCAGTTCACTTTATTTGCAGGTGCATCACAAACACCTAGCCTAACAATTACTGATGATGAACTGCTAGCACCTATATCAGTTTCTACAAATTCCTCTAGTGGCGATTTATATAACTCAGTGAAACCAATATATGTTGACAGAAGCCTTGATTATCAATCAACTGATGCAGAGGTTTATCAAGATTCAACATTTCTTAATGCAGATACGCCTAGTGGTGAAAGCACAGCTAACTATGTAAAACAAATGGAAACACAATTGCCATTTACTGTTACAGATACTATGGCACAAAGATTAGGTCGTATAGCATTAAAAAGCCAAAGACAAACAACATCTTTATCTGTTTTAGTAAGTTTGCAGTTTATGAGATGTCAACCTAACGATTGGGTGTATTTAACAAATGAAAGGCTTGGTTATTCACAAAAAACATTTGAAGTTCTATCAACCAATATGGAAGTTATAGAGAATGATGATGTTCCAGTAATAGCTACAAGGCTAGAATTGAAAGAAGTAGAAGCATCAGTATTTAACTTTGCAACCAACGACTACACGACAGGTCAAGCAGAAGGCTCTAATGTTTCAACAGGTGATTATAGTGTAACTGCACCATCAAACCTTGCTCTGTCTCAACAGAACGCTATAGACGGCACAACCAGTAAGGTAGACATACTTGTATCTTGGACTAACAACGCTAGTGATAAGGTAACGCTTACTGAGATAACCTATAAGCTAAGTACGGATAGCAACTACACATCAGACTTCACAGCAGGTAAGGGTGTTGCAAAAGCATCTATTCCAAATGTGGTCGTGGGTAGCACTTACAATGTCAAGATACGCCACATAGATGTCAACGGTGTGGCTAGTGCTTACACAAGCGTGGTCAATATAACTATATCCGCAGCTTCTTCTGCACCATCAGCACCTAGCAATTTAACTTCAAGCACAGGCAAGCAAAGTATATTAATCTCATGGACTAATCCTAACAACAGCGATTTAAGAGCAGTTAAGGTCTATAGAAGAACCACAAACACCACGCCAACTGATGATACCTATTTGGTAGATACATTAGCAGGAGAGCCTAACGCAGTTACGACAACTATATTTGCCGATCAAGATGGACTAACAGCAGGCACAACCTATTATTTTTGGGTAAGGGCAATCAACCACTCAGGACAACAGTCTAGCTTTGTAGGTTCTGTAAATGGAACATTCACTGCAGCAGTTATTGGTGATGGAACAATTACAACGCTTAAACTTGCAGCAAACGCAGTAACGCAGGCTAAGATTGCCGTTGATGCTATACAGGGTTCAGTTATTGCGGCAGGTGCAATCACAGAAGCCAAACTAGGAACGGATGCGGTAACAGCAGCCAAGATCGCAGACAATGCAGTTACTTCAGCACAGATAGCTGCTGATGCAGTTACAACTGCAAAAATCGCAGATGATGCAGTAACCACAGCACTTATAGCAAATAATGCTATAGGAACAGCACAGATTGCCAATGATGCTGTAACCAATGCTTTAATAGCAACAGATGCTGTTAATCAAGATTCTATTGCAGCTAACTCGGTAACAGCCACGCAAATAGTAGCAGGAACAATCACTGCCTCAGAAATAGCTTCTAATGCAATAACAACAGCAAAAATTGCAGCAGATGCTATTACTACTGCAAAAATTGCAGCAGGTGCAATTACAGCTAGTGAAATTACATCCAGTGCTATTACTACTGAAAAAATTGCAGCAGGAGCTATTACCGCAGCAAAGATAGGCGCAGGAGAAATAACAGCAACGCAGATAGCTTCTGACACCATTACAGCAAATCAAATAGCTTCTGATGCAATCACAACAAATGAACTTGCTGCTAATGCAGTTACGGCTGCAAAAATAACAGCTAACACAATTACTGCATCAGAGATTGCAGCAAACGCTATTACGGCAACGGAGATAGCATCTAATGCCGTTACAACAGACAAGCTAAATGCAAATTCAGTTACAGCAGCAAAAATTACAGCAGGAACTATCACTGCAACAGAAATAGCTGCTGGAACTATTACTGGCGACAAGATTAATGTTGATACTTTAAATGTTAAGAGCTTTGATAATGTAAGCTCAACCATTGTTAGTCATGTAACAGCAGGAACAAAGTTCCCATTAGCTAGAGATGGTCAAGCTTATGTGCAAAGAACATCACCATTAATAGGAAGCAATGCTTCTTTTGTGCCTGTAACAATAACTGAAGTCAGAGACAATGCAGGATATGTGGCAATCTTTTCAGGGGTTCTTGGTGATGTTGTTGGTGGCAGAGTACAATATTCTTTAAATAACTCTACTTGGGTTAATGCCAATGGTAATACAAATATAGAATGGGATGCAGGAACTTATAGGGGTTATACCTATGTTTACACAGGTCAAATAACAACCCTAAGTACATCACAATCCACTGTTTATTGGCGAGTTTATTTCTCAGGCGGTTATAATCATACACAATTATCTTTAAACGTAATGATGGATAACACACGATAATGAATACTTTTACTGTTTATGATTTGGCAACTGGCGAGATAGATCACTCAACAACAACTATTGCAGAGATTAATGAGGTTGGTTTGCAAGAAGGTCAAGGAATTATAGAAGGCTCTTATCAATCAAATGCATACATTGTTGTTGATGGTGAAGCTGTTGTAAGAACAGATAACATATTAGAAATATTAAGATTAAAAAGAGATGCTTTATTAACTGAATCAGACTGGACTCAAGTCAACGACAGCCCTTTATCAGATTCAAAAAAAGCAGAATGGTCTACATATAGACAAGACTTAAGAGACCTACCTGCTAATAACACAAGTGCAACATCTATAGATGATGTTACATTTCCAACAAAACCATCATAGGAGTAAATAATGCAAGACGGAAGATTTAGCGGAGACATGGATAGAAACGAAGTAGAAATGGACTTAAACAAGTTCATGGCTATGATAGAGGAGATAGGTCAGCTTAAAGACAAAATCAGAGAACTGGAAGATGCCACCAATGTTAATCCTTGGCAAAAGGTCATACATCTAGCAAGGGCAGTGGACTCATGGCGCATATTCCCTAGAATCTTTGTCGTTGTTTACATCTATCTTATGTATGAATCAGTTATATGGTTCATGAATCTGCCTGAACCTAACCTAGAGCAATCAGCATTAGTATCAGTTGTAGTAGGTGCTATGGGTGTAGTATTTGGAGTTTACTCAGGTAAAAGTGGTCAAAGCAAAGGCTTTAAAGGCGAAGAAGATAAAGGCTAGATTACCTGTGATATTAAAGTAATTAAACCTACTGGTAAACCTACACTTATAAATACATTAAAAGTTGGGCTGTTAATTAATTTAATCTCTAATCTTTTTAATTTTTTCAATTTATTGTTAATCATTTTATATAGTTATTATAACAACTATGGTTATAAATGCAACTATTTTTTTAAAAATATTTGATGCTAAACTGTATGAATGGATGCTTTTAAATTAATTGAAGAAGTCGGATTGCCTATAGCTAGTGGTTTGGTTATGGGCTACTTCATATTCCTTATCATGCAACAAATGATGAATGGATTGGTCAACAAGATTAAGACTGTAGAAGGCATTGCAAAAATGCTTATTACTAGAGCATCAATAATGAATAACGACATGATACGAATTGACACAAGCGTTTCTAGTGCATTAAATTTGCCACCTGACTTAGATCGTATAGCAAGGGCAGAAAACTTTGTAGAGGATGGCAAGATAGATGCTAGGCGTGATTAATGGATATAGTCGCACTTATTGATAAGTTTGGTTTTACAACAGTCATGGTCGTTGGCTTGGGCTACTTTGTGTATTATGTGTGGATTACCATAACCAAAACCATTGACCCTGCTGTAGCAGAAATGCAAAAGACTATTATTAGGCTCACCGATCAATTAAGGTTGTTAGATCAAGATATGATACGATTACAACAGAAAGTAAACACTGTTTTAAAATTAAAAGATTTTGAGGAAAAGAAATGATTGATTTTTTAATTAACTTACTTGTTGCATTATTATCAGCAGGACTAATCATGTCTTGGTTTGACGACAACCATCCGTTATGAAGAAACCAAGCAACGATCAATTAATTGCTTTTGGCTTGATGGGTTTGTTGTTGACTATTTTATTTTCTTTGGCTATCAATGCAGACGAAATGACACATAGTTTTAAAAGCCCTAGTTTCTCAGGTGTCGGCACATCTAGTCATTATTTGACATAGAAAACCAAGAGTTCAACAGAAAGAAAGCAATTGCTGATGAGATTAAAGCCTATCAAGAAGATTTAGAAAGAGAAGCGGAAAACACCACACTGGCTAGGTTTATAAGAAACCTTGAAAGCAGGATTTATGCACAGCTAAGTAGACAACTTGTGGATAACCTTTTTGGTGAAACACCTAGCGAATCAGGAACATTAGAACTTGAAGGCAACAAAATAGAATATACAACCGACGGAGATTTTATAACACTCATAATCACGGACAGCGATGGAAATACAACTGAGATCACTTTGCCTATTGGGAATTTTGCTTTCTAGCTGTACTAATTGGTCAATACTAGATAATTACATACCACCAGTTAGCCTAACCAAACAGGCAGAAGTTGGAACCTTAATTAACAAAGAGCTAGCAAACATTGGCAAGCCTTTTATTAAACCTACCATAGCTGTATACCCAACAAGCTTTACAGATCAAACAGGACAGCGTAGAAGCAACAGTAGTTACGCATCTTTCTCTACAGCCATAACCCAAGCACCTCATGCCTATCTTATTCGTGCATTGAAACACGCAAGTGATGGAGAGTTTTTTGATGTGGTGGAAAGGGTTGGACTGGACAACCTAACCAAAGAAAGACAGTTAATCAGATCAACGAGAAAAGATTTTAAAGAAAGCAAAGACTTAATGCCCCTCACATTTGCAGGTTTGTTAATGGAAGGTGGTGTGATAGGATATGAAAGCA